CGCTGCAAAGCCCATGCGCTGATCGCAAAGTAGCCGCGACTATTGTGCGGGCTGGTGAGACACAACCTGAATCAGCCTGCAACACCATAGCTTTAGACGACTCAAACGATCATCACGCCGAAGCGCGTCTGATCAGTTGGGTATTGGCAATGTTTGGCACGGTCGAGGGCGCAACTCTCTACACTACATGCCGACCTTGCGCTCGATGTACTGACATGTTGGTGGGCAAAGGATTGAAGGCCATCTATTACCGAGATACACAACCGGAGATGGCGCATTTGCAAGCGTTGGTCAAAGACAGTGTGTATCTCAATAGCGGTTGGATCGCAGGTCAGCAGCCGATTGAGCTTGATCAGGTGCAAAAGAGTTGGGTGGAGCGGTGGCAATGATCATCCCTGACTATCAACTACAATCCCTGCGCACGCAGGGTTATGCGCATTATCGAGTGCCAACGAGCGATGCGCCGAGAACTAACGAGTTTGTTCAGGTCGATGGCAAGGAGTGCCGTGTGCTGATTGTGCGGCATGAGGGCGATGGGTGGAGCAAAGTGTGTGTGACGATTGATCGTCGGTCGTTGACATGATATTAGTTTGTGAGTATATTGAGGACATACCGGAGCAATAAGGCGACGGTAAAGCCCAAGGGGAAATGAAATGAAAACGACTCTTTATCACGGATCAAAAGATCAACTCACAGAAATCCTTGCAGAGACTGGCGGTTATGTTTGCTTTGGTGGTGTATTCGCATCACAAAACAAAGCAAATGCCGCGTCATTTGGTGATTGCATCCACACCATCGAGATTGACGACCAAGAGATCGGCAACACACAAGACTTGTGGTACACATACGACAACGTGCCAGCAGAGCGCCGCGCTATGATCAAAGCAATCAAAGCCATGACCACAGCCAAAACCAAAGCGCAGGTCGAAGCGGTGTTTGAAATCGTTGCTGACGACAAAGACCCAAGTGAAGATATGTTTTCATTGTTTCGCGCCACGGACTTTGCTGAAGCAAGCTGGAAAGCTCAAGCACTTCGCGGCGCAATCGCCAAAGCTGCTGGTTTTCGCGCCATCGAAATGTCAGATGAGTTTGGTACTAGCTACCTAGTGTTGGGCGGCATCAATACCAAGATTGAGATGATTTAGGAGCGAAACAATGACCAAAACTCAAGCCATACGCGCCGTCGAACTTATCGGCGGCTATCGCAAAACCGCCAACATGGTCAAAAACTTGAATGGCGAGCCGATGCATGAGGGCAATCTGAAAAAGGCCATCAAAAAAACCGAACTAGTGCCTGATTGGCTGTCAGCACAAATCATTGATGCGCTTGAACAGCATGCGCTTGATGTTGAGTTGATGTTGTTGGATTTGTGATATTCTTTTCCTACACCCCTTTCCCATGCCTTCGGGTGTGGGTTTTTTGTTTGGAGGGCTAGACGTGGTGAATCTAACGCCGAAGCAAGAAAAGTTTGCGCAGTGTGTGGCGGATGGTATGACACAGGCCGACGCGTATCGTGTGGCGTATGACTGCGCACCAAGCACAAAGGCTGAAAGCATACAGGTTAATGCTTGCAAACTAATGGCAGACGCTAACGTTTCGCAAAGGGTTGCTGAATTGCGTGAGATGCTGACCGAAAAGGCTTTGTGGTCAAGAGAGGACAGCGTAAACGTTTTAAAATCAATAGCCAATGACGAAATGAACGCCAAGCCTGCCGAGCGTGTAAGCGCAGTCAAAGAGCTTAACGCGATGCACGGATGGAACAATAAACAAGTCATTGACCACACATCATCTGATGGCACAATGTCACCGGCCAAAACACCAAAAGAGATGACCAAAGAAGAACTCGAAACCGAGCTAAGGGCAATCGGAATTGATCCGGCCAAACTTTGATTTAATTCGGCAATACAATATTCTGCAAGCTCGAGAGTCATTTTTCGCATTTCGTCAGTTGATCAATCCAAAAGATAAATGGGGGTGGTGGCAGATCGAAATCGCCCGAGAGTTGCAGCAGTTTTACGATGACATGCAGGCCGGTAAGCGCCCCAAGCTAGTCATCCAAGCGCCGCCGCAGCATGGTAAGTCCGTGCAGATTATCGACTTTATCGCGTGGTTAGCTGGTAAAAATCCTGATTGCCGCACGATTTACACGTCATTCAGTGAGCGGCTTGGTGTGCGCGCTAATCTCAAATTACAGCGCATGTATGACAGTCAGATATATCAAGACATGTTTCCATCAACCACCATTAACAAATCTAATTCAGTAGCAATATCAGGTCAGTATTTGCGCAACCGCGAGATTTTGGAGTACTGCGACCATACTGGCTACTTTCGGAACACGACAGTTGAGGGCGCAATCACGGGCGAAGGGCTTGATCTTGGCGTTATTGACGACCCGATCAAAGGGCGCAAGGAGGCCAATAGTTTGACCGCGCGTAATGGCGTTTGGGATTGGTTTGTCGATGACTTTTTTACGCGATTTAGTGATGATGCTGCACTGCTTTGCATATTAACCCGTTGGCATGTTGACGATCCAATAGGGCGTCTAATTGCGCAATCAGATGGCGTTCGCGTGTTGTCATACCCTGCAATCGCCGAACACGACGAACCAAACCGCAAAGCGGGCGAGGCGCTTTTCCCTGAGCACAAATCACTAGAGTTTTTGCTCGAGCGCAGAAGCATAATGGACACCGCATCATGGCTATCACTTTACCAGCAAACACCGATTATTTTGGGCGGCGAGTTGATTAAAGGTGATTGGTTCTGCCGGTACTCCATCGCGCCAAAAATGGAGTATGTCAAAATCTATGCCGACACTGCGCAAAAGACCAAAGAGCATAACGACTATTCGGTTTTTGAGTGTTGGGGCAAGGGCGAGGATGGAAAGGCTTATTTGCTTGATATGATCAGGGGTAAGTGGGAAGCGCCTGATTTGCGCCGACGAGCCATAGATTTTTGGACAAAGTGCAGCGAGCGTTACCGCGTGCGCGAGATGTGCGTGGAGGATAAGGCGAGCGGAACGGGCTTGATACAAGACATTAAGCGCGATGCTAAAATTCCGATCAAGGCAATACAACGCAATACCGACAAGTTGACGCGGGTGCAGGACGCTATGCCATACATCGAGTCTGGTTATGTCATGATCCCAGATAATGCGCCTTTTGTCAGTGATTTTATCGGTGAATGTGAGGCGTTTACAGCGGATAATGCACATGATCACGACGATCAGATTGACCCAATGTGCGATGCGATAGATGATATGCTTGCAAGTAGTCGCAAGGCAGAGCCTAGAGTGAGGTTTTTATGAATTGGCGATTTTGGAAGCGCGAGCAGAAACAAGCGCCATCCTCATACATCCGCACCATGATTATGCGCAATTCCGCATCGTGGACAGCATTTGACTTTTTTGCATTTGCCACTGAGGGCTATGCGCAAAACCCAACGGTGCGTGCGTGCGTGCGTGCGATTGCTACGGCTTGTGCTGATTTGCCGATCACAGTAGTTGACGATCAAGGCAACATCAAAGACAAAGCCAAAATCTTACAGCAACTCAAGCGCCCCAACAGCAAGCAGACGTATCAGCAACTGATCACCGAGATTGTCACCAACCGCCTGATCAGTGGCGAAGGCGCAATCTACAATCTAGGCGTAGGCTCGCAGCTTGAGTTAATGGCGCTGCGCCCTGACTGGTTGTCGATTGTCGAGACTGAGATGGGCTACCCAAAAACATGGGTATACAGCGCAAGCGACGCAGGCATGTCTGCAATGCGCATCCCCGACGAGATGTTGTGTAAATGGTTTGAGTACAACCCTGTTGATCGGTATCGTGGCCTGTCGCTGCTGTCGTCGTGCGCGCATGCGATTGATACGCTCAACAGCTATGCGGCATCGAACAAAGCAGTGCTAGACAACGGCGTAACGCCTAGTGGTGTGCTGTCTACAGCCACAGAGCTGTCAGATACGTCGTTTGGCCGACTGCAAACGCAATTTAGCGACAAATATGCAGGGGCAAAAAACAACGGCAAGCCAATGATTTTAGAGGGCGGTTTGTCGTGGCAACAAACGGGCATGTCACCGCGTGAGATGGAGTATATCAACGGCAAGCGCGCCAATGAGCTTGATGTGTGCAAAGTCTTGGGTGTGCCGCCGCAGATTGTAGGCATTGAGGGATCACAGACGTTTGCAAACTATGAGCAAGCGCGAGCATCATTTTACGAAGACACTGTTATCCCGATCATGAATAGCCTACTTTCCGACCTGCAACGATACATTGATCCCCGAAATACATCGGGCGGTAGTTTGTGTGTTGAGGTTGATAAGGTCACAGCACTTGAGCCACGACGCGCCGAACGCATGAAAACCGTTGACGGCGTGAACTCACTGACAATCAATGAGAAGCGCGGCATGATCGGCAAGCAGAGCGTTGATGAAGGCGATGTGATTTTGGTGCAGTCGAGCATGATCCCGCTTGACCTGGCAGGGGCTGACCCTGTTAGCAGTACGGGCAATTGAGCATGAACGCCCGCCAACGTCTACGCTACGCCCGTGCCATGCTGATGGCGCAGGATCGTCTAAATCTCAAGTTTGGGCGCGTCATTGCGCGTGAGTTGCGGCGCGTATCAAAAGAGTTGGCTGAAGCCTATGCGCTGATGCAGTCTATCCCTGATGACATTAGTCTGCGCCATAGCGTCAACATGCAAGACATCTTGACTGACTTGGCCGAGCAAACAGGCCGCAAGTTTTTGAGCATTGATCTGCAAACGTCGCAGCCGCTTGACCTGCCAACATACTTGGAGCAGCAGGTGATCAGTACGCTACAGCAAAATGCCCTGCTAGTCGCGCCTGAGATTGTGTCTACTACAGTTGCCACTGCATCGGGTGTAATTGCTAAAGGGCTTGAGGATGGCTTGACTCCTGTTGAGATTGCTAAAGCTATCGGGCAGCGCATAGGCGGCGCAAACGCCACAGCACGCGGCATGACGATAGCACGCACTGAGGTGGGGAAGGCGGCCAATACCGCGACGTTTGAGCGTGCAGACAAAGCAGCAGATGAGTTGCAAGATGAGATTGTGGTTAAGTATGAGTGGATTAGTACCAATGATGGGCGAGTGCGCGATGACCACAAACACGCCAATGGGCAGATTATTGATCGGGGCGAAAAATTCAGGGTAGGCGGTGAAAAAATGCGCTATCCGCAAGACCCTCGTGCATCTGCTAAAAACGTGGTAAATTGCAGATGTGTTATGGGCGTGATTGTTGGGGAAATCGAATGAAAAGAGGTTTTACGAAGGCGCTCACGCTCGACGTTAAAGCCGTTGGCGACGATGGGTATTTTGAGGGCTACGCGGCCAAGTTTGGTAACATCGACCTAGGCGGTGACATCATCGTCAAAGGCGCGTTTGCTGATTGGTTGGCCGAGCTTAAGGCATCCAACGGCAAACTACCCCCTGTGTTGTGGCAGCACGATATGGGCAAACCCATCGGCAAGACACTAGAGATTTACGAAGATGACAACGGTCTGTATGTTAAAGGCCAACTGTCAACCACTCAGCTTGCGATGGACGCACGCACGCTTGCCAAAGACGGCGTGCTGCAAGGCATGTCCATCGGCTATTGGGTAAAAGATTACACGCGAGATCAAGAGAGCGGCGTGTACTTGCTCAAAAAGTTGAAATGTTACGAATATTCGTTTGTGACTTTGCCCATGAATCCTGAAGCAGAGTTTACCGACATCAAATCTATCGACGCACTCGAAACAGTGCGCGACTGCGATGCCTACCTTCGGGACGTCGGTGGCATGAGCAGCAAGCAGGCCAAGCGCTTTATCAGCATCATCAAAAATGGTCGCTGTCTTGCATCTTCATGACTTCAGCAAGAGTCGCGGAATTCATCGCCCACACTGCGCCGTTGTGATAGTCACGGTGCAAAGCCTGACGAACATCAACAAACGCCTTAAAGCCATTTGGTGCGGCCACAAATGCACCGCTTGCGCCTGATTTGACCTTGCGCACTACGCCGCGATTGCGGTTTGCGCTTGTGCTCAGGCTGTAGTCCAAAAAGCCGCGTGGCTTGCTTGAGCCGTCGCCGTTGACGAATGCGTCGGATTCTTTGCGAGCAAACACAAGACCAAGCTTGCGAATCATCCATGCTTCAACGTCATATTCAGCATCGTCAAGCAACTTTTGGGTGATCTTCGGCTTGGCGTACATCTCATTGACTTCGATGCGGTACTTGTCAAGCTGCGCCGTAGTAGTTTCAGCACGCGCTTGGGTTTCGCCCACCCAGCCAGCGCCAAAATCTTCATCATCATACAGACCTTCGAGCGCATCACCGCTGATCGTCTGCACCGATGCATATTGACGGATTGGCGAGCGTGCGAGGATTTTTTCGATCATGCGGCCACGGGTGGCCTGCGGCATGAGATAGCCGCCGTCAGGATTAGTGATGGTCGATAGTGCCTTTTGCTCAGCGTCCGACAGTCGCGCACCTTCAAGGTTTTTGCGCAGCATCATTTCAAACGCTTGAGTTTGCTCACGATCCGCTTCGGTCATGCCTTGCGCTTTGGATTCGGCGGCAAACAGTTGAGCGCGTTTGATCTCAGTCAATTGCGTGATCGCGGCTTCCATATCCGACTGCATCTTAGTGACCTTTTCGGTCAGTTCGCCGCTTTGTTGACCAAAGGACTTGATGTGTTCGGCATTTTCGGCTGCTGCTTTTTGATACGCATCAAGATTGCGATTGATGGTATCAATGGTTTGGCTCATATCAGTCATTTGTTGACCTCCATACGTTGTGCCAGTTGCTTGAGTTTGCTTGCCAACTCTTGATCTTTATCATCCTGATCGTCGCGACCATTTTTGATGATGCTGATAAAGCGCTTGGCCTGCTTGCTGCTCATGCCACCAACGTCCCGCAGGTAGGTCTCGCAGTCGCGCACT